TCAATTCCGTCTCCATCAATTTCTTTCATCATATTCATAGTTATTCTCCAGTGTATTTATTGAGACCTTTGAGGTCGTTGCGGTTTGTCACAAGGGTAGCCCCTTGCTTGTGCGCGATAGGTGCGATGCACCAACCTGCGCGTTCTTCACGGGCGCGGAAGTCTCCGCAGTCCATGCAGTAATTATACCCGATGTTGTAACGCTCGGGGTGTAGCGTGTCCTCGCCGCATGATTGGCAGGTCAGCATATTCATAATTATTCTCCCTGTGGTGTTGTCCGTGGTGTTAGCTGTGTGGCTAACTCCTACCCTCGCCATTACTCGTCACCCCAACGCTTGCGGGCGTGAATGTCACGCTTGTTGATTGCGCGATAGGATGGCGCGGGGTCGTAGCTTGCAGGCATACGCTCGACAAGAGCGCGAGCTTTGGTTGGCATGACGCGCACCCCGAAGTTGTAGTCTTGTAAGCGCCACATATATTCTTCGATGGCTTGTGCCTCGTCGTGTGTTAGGCCGTTGGTTTGGCCGTTGGTCAGAGTGTTAGCTGGTCGGCTAACTGTTTCGGTGTTGTAAGACATGAGTGATCCTCGTTGTTGGGCCGGTTGGCCCCGTTGTAAAAGTGAACGTACCACAAATATAGCATATATAAGTAAACGTGTCAATACTTATCTTGTTGTGAGTAAATGTATTTTGATCAGTAATGTTCCGTTATTGTGTGAGTAACTGTGTGTAGAAATGAACCCGTCCTACCTAATCAGTAATGTTCCGTTACTAGGTGAGTAACTGTGTGTAGATGTGAGTAGCGTGGTGTGTGGGGTCGGGGTTAGCTGATGGGCTAACTTATTGAAAACAAAGTAATGTTCCTAATGTTCCGTAGCAAAATGGGTAATGTTCCGTTGTAAGTCTTTGTTATTAAAGCAATGTTCCAATGTTCCGCGATTTTAGGGTACTACAGGGGTATAATGATGTTGTATGGAATACGCTGCATAAGGGGAGGGAAGGGTCACATGGAAGTGTAGTAATATTTAACGGAACATTTGGAACATTAGGAACATTGCTTTAAAATCAATGGGTTAATTGTTCCATTCTTAAAAACCATTTTGGAACATTGGGAACATTACTTTGTTTTCAATGACTTATGCAAATCGCTCACCGCTCACCGCTCATAAAATAACTGGCATCGCCCAAATAAAGTTAGCCGTGCAGCTAACGCAACTTGTGGGACAAGACTCCGATGTACAACATCGCGTGGCGACAGCTCGCCCTGTGTCGCTCACCGCTCACCGCTAATACGCAGAACTGGTATCAAATAACTGGCATCGAAATAACTGGTGTCGCGGGGCACAAAAAAAGCCCCGACCGTTTCCGGTCGAGGCGTGGGGTCAGATAAAAAGTATTGCCATCGTGCATAGAGTTACAGCAGCAAATGTGGAAACATAAAACCAAAACGTATAAGCAAAACCCCATGCAGTAATTTGTTTTCGTATTATGTCAGATATTAAACTCATATCATTCTCTTTCATGTGAGGATTGGTGGTGTTAGCCAATTGGCTAACACCGTTGATGATTACTTAAGCTTTGCAAGCATCTCATTGAACGCCTCGACATATTCTGCCGGGATCGAATTATCAGGCTTTGCCTTGCTGCATTGTTTCGCAGCCTTGGCAATGGAATCCAAGAAACGATCGCAATCGGTACGCTCGACAGCATCGCTTGCGCCATCGCTTGGCTTGTCAGCAGCCTTTTTAAGATCCGTCTTGATAAGGCCGATAAGCTTTCCGACTTGTTGCTGGATGTATTTTTTATCCCGCGTCTGGCCTTTCATTTTACCTTGCGTGATAGCCATCTCAGCTTTGCCGGTCGTGGTAGCATCATTCAAGAACGCGAGGCCCGCTTCACCGGCCATCACCGTTGCGCATACATCATAGGCCCATTGCCGCGTCGCAACCCAAAGATTGTTCTTTGCATCGTCGCCGGTCGGCTTGGCAAGCATTGTAAAATCTGCGCCGAGCTTAGCGGCTGGCGCAAAGAACAGCGCCGAGGCTTCAGCCCGCGACGCTTGCGCCGCGATGGAATTTGCGTTGGCCGCCTCAACCGCTGTTGCCGCGTCGATTGCTTTCTTGTTTACAGATAGATCAGTCATAGTGTTTCCCTTTCAAGGAATGTGTTAGCCAGTGGCTAACGTTGATTAGACAAGAACCACTCTTGTCTATGGCAACCATTATACGGAAAACACCGGCAAACGCAAGCAAATGGCAGTAAATATCAGCAGTTAGCCGCTTGACTAACCCCCACCTACCCCCATCCCCCCTCTACAGCGAGTCACGCATATCTACTTATACATACTAATTTGCACAAATATTTTGAGTTTCTACGAAATCGGCCTTTGAAGAAGAGTATGGGTTAAGTGGTTTCGGTATTATTTTCCTACATCAGCTAAACCCCACCCCCACCCCACCGCCACACCCCCTAACCACCTTCGCCGCGCGGAGATTGAAATAATTATAATATTCGTCTAAATACTACATATGGCATTACAAATAACACCAGAACGGGGTGTGCCAATCCAAGATACGCCCCCACCAAAAGATCTTACGGGCAAAGCCGAGGCTGCTGCCGAGACCGCTAAACATCTACATGCCCACGGGTTAGAGATAGACATAACCGCAGAGGACAGGGATAACGCTTCGGAGATCAGTATGGCATACGCTGCCGATCCTGTGCGTACTTCAAAGAAGGCTACGCTTAAAAATATATCACGCACCCCACCCGCTACCCTCCTACTAACAGACAAGATCCTAAGAGATTTTGGGCATTCTGTTGTAGAGAGCGCTACGCAGGTAAGGCACCTCGTCACAAACAAACTGATTGAGGAGACAGAGAACCCCGACCCACGGGTACGGATACGTGCCTTGGAGTTGTTAGGTAAGATCAGCGATGTGGGGTTGTTTGCAGAGAAGTCCGAAGTTACAATAACGCACCAAACTACAGACGACATCAAAGAGAAACTACGTGGGAAACTGGCTAAACTAATAAACCCAGCCGATTCCGAGGTAGAGGAGGCAGTCGTCGTGGAGGCCCCGGTCATATCGTTGGATGATACACTGGGGCCTTCCGATGCCTAGCCTATCTGTAGCAGAGGTCGCAAAAGATTTAGACTTCTCTCCCGAAGATGTACAAACAATGCTCGATAACCTCGACCAGTTTAGTCCTGAAGAGGTCGCAGAGATTGATAAGATGGTCGATGAGCTGGCGAGCAGGCAGCGTAACGACACTGCCAAGGACGATCTCATAGAATTTTGTAGGCGGATGCAGCCAGATTATAAGGTTGGCAAGCACCACCGCATCCTCGCAGACATGCTGATGGATATTGAGAAGGGGGATAAGGACCGTATATGCGTCAACATCCCACCCCGACATGGTAAATCGCAGCTTGTGAGTATCTTTTTCCCCGCTTGGTTCTTGGGGCGTAATCCCGGCAAGAAGGTTATGATGGTGTCCCACACTACCGATCTCGCTGTGGACTTTGGACGTAAGGTGAGAAACCTGATATCCATAGATGACTACAAAGAAATATTTCCACAGGTAACGCTGGCGGTAGATAGTAAGTCTGCGGGGCGGTGGAATACAAACTTTGGAGGCGAATATTATGCGTGTGGTATTGGGTCTGCGCTTGCAGGACGTGGTGCTGATCTTCTGCTTGTTGATGACCCTCATTCTGAGCAGGATGTTATTAACGGAAACTTCTCTGTGTTTGAAAAAGCATACGAATGGTTCACCTTCGGTGCCCGTACTCGCCTTATGCCGGGCGGTAGGGTTGCAATAATCCAGACTCGTTGGCACATGGACGACCTCACGGGGCGTGTGACGACCGATATGGTCAAGAATCCAGAGTCAGATCAGTACGAAATCGTGGAGTTTCCCGCTATTTTGGACAGCGAGGACTCTGACGGTAAGCCGATACAGAAGCCGCTGTGGCCTGAGTTCTTTGATTTAAGCGCATTGCTACGCACAAAGGCGTCGATGCCTACATTCCAATGGAACTCGCAGTATCAGCAGCAGCCGACAGCCGAAGAAGCGTCGATTGTTAAGCGAGAATGGTGGCAAATATGGGCAAAAGACGACCCACCCCACTGTGATTACCTAATTATGTCGCTCGATGCTGCCGCAGAGAAGAATAATCGCGCCGATTATACCGCGCTGACGACTTGGGGCGTGTTTTTTAACGAAGAAGAGAACGCACACCACATAATTTTGCTAAATAGCATCAAAGAAAGGCTAGAATTTCCAGAATTAAAGGGTCTGGCGCTCGACGAGTACAAAAACTGGGAGCCAGATGCGTTTATTGTGGAGAAAAAGTCCTCTGGCGTAGCTTTGTACCAAGAATTACGCCGTATGGGCCTCCCAGTACAGGAGTATACACCTCATAGGGGTACTGGAGACAAGATGGCTCGCCTTAATAGTGTATCAGACATTATCGCCAGCGGGTTTGTGTGGGCACCACCCAAGCGTTGGGCCGAGGAGGTCATAGAAGAAGTGGCAGGGTTCCCGTTTATGTCTAACGATGACCTTGTTGACTCTACAGTTATGGCGTTATTGCGGTTTAGGCAGGGCGGGTTCATTAGATTACCCACCGACGAGTGGGATGATGAGCCTACATATCGTAGACCTGTAGAATATTACTAAACTTCTATGTTTATCTTAGTACCTTGTGGCCTGTCAGCAGTGGTCTTAGTGCCAAACCTATCATAAGCCTTGCCTAAGTCCAACTTCTGCTCTCTGAGCGCCTCCAGATGCGTGTGATTGGCCCTATGCTCCTT